CCAAAAAGAAATTCCTGCTCTTGACAAAGTACAACAAGAAGTAAAGTTTTCTGTAGCAAAAACTAAGGGTGTACAGTTACCAGATGGTCGTACTGTTCCAGTAAGATCAGAACACGCTGCACTAAACACACTTTTACAGGGTTCAGGTGCTATTGTCAGTAAACTATGGATGTGCATCGCATATATTAATTTAAAGAAAAAGTTTGGTAATCAAGTTTATCAAGTTGCTTATGTTCACGACGAACTACAATATTCATGTAGTAAGACTATTGCTGATGAAGTAGGTAAGATCGTAACTCTAGCTGCCACAGAGGCTGGCGAAAAGTTGGGCCTTAAGATACGGATTGATGCAAACTATTCTATTGGCTCTAACTGGAGTGAAACACATTAATGAAAGCAGATATATATTTAGCATTTTATGATAACACTACTGGTTTAGGCTGGTTTAGAAGTATTCTAATAAAATTATTAACAAGATCTAAAGTAACTCATGTTGCTTTAATATTTGATTTACCATTTGCTAGTTTAACTCCTATGGTTTTAGACGGTGAAAGATGTAGATTGCTTACTACATATATCCTTGAAAAAAAAGGAGCGGTTTTAATCTACAAAAAGTACATGGGAAGTTATGATACTTGTATTGAAGAAGTTAAAAAAGTAACAGAAACACACAAAGTAAGTACTTGGTATAAGTTAATCTTTTGGTTTTTCTTTGGTAGATTTATTAAATATAAACCACACCACTGTGGTACACTAGCAGTTGATTGGTTAAATAGTAATCTTGGTTACAAACTACAAAACAGAAACATTCCTAGTCTTTTACTAGAGGAGGTACAATATGATCATAGTAATGATTGGCGGTAAAGCAAGAGTTGGTAAGACTACAATGGCAAATATTATTGCTGAGTATTGTCTAAATAATAACCTTACTCCTAAGATGGTTCCATTTGCTTATGGTCTTAAGAAAGCCGCTGAAAGTAAAGGACTAACTAAGGATAAGAATTCAGAAGAGTATAGAAAGTTTTGCCAGACATTAGGCGAATCTATGCGAATCAAGAATCCAGATCATTGGGTAAATGAATGGACTGCTGCTGTAGAAGCAATTAGAAAAGAAGAACAAACTCTACTAGAAGTCGATGATCTTTGGAAGGAAAGAGTTGTTATTGTAGATGATTGTCGCTATATGAACGAAGTAGCTAAGGCTAGAGAATATGGTGCTACAACAATCTTTATTAGACAAGGCAAGAGAAAGCTTATTGAAGATCAGGCTGAGTGGCGTAATCACCCAAGCGAAGAAATGGCAAACAGTATTGAAGATAATCATAAAGATTATGGTGATGTGTTTCAATATAAACTTACAAACGATAGTACTTTAGATGTGTTTAAAAAGCATTGTTTAAAGAATATTCCTACTTGGTTAAACCTTATTGCGGATACAAGTAGAGCTGCTTGTGATTGCGAACTATGCAAAGCAAACAGAGAAGGAAGAGAGCCTAATCAAGACAAAGTAATCCAAGAATTAATGGATTTGCTTGATAAAGCTTTAGATGAAGAAGAAGGTAAACAATGAAAGCAATCTTGGATGGCGATATTATAGCTTATAGATTAGCTTTTAGGGCAGAGGCTGAGGGTCTAGAGGATATTGAACTATGGGCAGAACATGCTATATCTTCTTGGACCCCGCCAAATGTAACCGAAGTTCTTCTAGCTTTTTCATGTCCACGGTCTAAAAACTTTAGACGAAAGATATGGGAACTTTATAAGGCACATAGAGATACCGGAAGTCATGCTCCTGATTGTAGATTAGAAGTAGAACAAATTGTTAAAAATGTATGTTATAAGTTTGTAGTAGGTAATCAAATTGAGGCTGATGACTTCATGGGTATTGCTGCCTCTAGCCCATCTAGGGGCTGTATAGCCGTCACAATCGACAAGGATCTCCGTAGTGTGCCGGGATGGCATTGGAACCCAGACAAGGAAGCAGAGCCTGTCCTAGTGTCTGAGGAAGAAGCCGATAGAAACTTCCACCTACAATGGCTAACAGGCGATACTACTGACAATATTCCTGGTATTTGGAAGATGGGACCAGCCAAAGCAGCTAAGATAATAGATAGTGTTTCTGTTTCTAACAGAACAGCAGCCGTTTTAGCAACTTATGAGCAAGCCTTAGATAGAAATAAAAATAGATATAGTTATGATTATTGCATAGCTATGGCTAGATGCGTAAGAATTTTGCGTTATGGTGAGCTATCAGTCAATAAAATTACCACAAAAGATGTGGATAAAGAGATTAATCTTTGGACTCCCAATTGTTGGAGCTAAAAGATATTTTCAGAAAGAGGTAAGAAATAATGAGATATTTACTAATGTATACAGTTTATTTGCCATATAATTTAAAGACATGGTTTAAAAAGGTATTTAGGTTAAAAAGCACAAAAATAACTGATAGTTATAAACACCAATCATATTACTTTTCTTTTCTTAAGAAAGAAAAACAAATACCACCAGTAAAAATTAAATGTCCGTATATTCCTGAACTAAAAACAGAAGGTGCTGCCGCATACGATTTAGTGGCAAAATTAACAAGTTCATGTTTAATATTTAAGGCTGGAGAAACAATGCTAGTTCCAACTGGATGCCATATTGAAATACCAAAAGGTAAATGTGGTCTTCTTTTAATTAGATCTAGCCTTTCTCTTAATTCTCCACTTGGTTTAGCTAATGGTGTTGGTCTAATTGATTCTGACTATAGAGGTGAAATTAAAGTTCCACTTAGAAACTATTCAGCTTCTAAAAGATATACTATTAATAACGAAGATAGAATAGCTCAGTTACTATTAATTGATTGTTTTACACCAGAATTAATTAGAACAAAAACACTAACTGAAACTACCAGAAATGATGGTGGTTTTGGCTCAACAGGAACTAAATAATGAACACATTTCAAAACTTTATTGCACTAAGTCGTTACAGCCGTTGGATTGAATCAGAGGGTCGAAGAGAAACTTGGGAAGAAACTGTAGACCGTTGGTGGAACTACTTTTCTAGCAAGGCATCTGTCCTTCTAGAACGGCCAGATATTAAGGAAGCTATTCTAAATCTAGAAGTACTTCCTAGTATGCGTGGTCTAATGACCGCAGGACCAGCCCTTGATAAAGACCATACAGCACTATATAATTGTTCATATCTAGAAATAGACTCAATTAAATCATTCAGTAATCTTATGTACATTCTTATGTGTGGTACTGGCGTTGGCTACTCTGTAGAACAACGATGTACTAGCAAACTAGGACAAGTACCAGCAAAAATTGAAAAGAATTTTAATAAGATTGTTGAAGTAGGTGATTCAAGAGAAGGATGGTGCAACGCACTATTTAACCTTATATCTAATCTTTATGAAGGTATCCACCCAAAGTGGGACACCAGTAAGGTAAGACCATCTGGTGCTAAGTTAAAGACATTTGGTGGTCGTGCTAGCGGCCCCGGTCCTCTTGAAGAAGTCTTTAGATTTATTACACAAACATTCTATACTGCTCAAGGTAGATCCCTTACAGCACTAGAATGCCATGACATTTGCTGCAAGATTGCACAGTCAGTAATTGTAGGTGGTGTTCGTAGATCAGCCATGATCTCGTTGTCAGATCTTTCAGATAGAGAGATGGCTAAGTGTAAGAGCGGATCTTGGTGGGCATCTAGTGGCCACAGAGCACTAGCAAATAACTCAGCCATCTATTATAGCCGTCCATCACTAGGACAATTCCTAGAAGAATGGACTGAATTATACAACAGCCATTCAGGTGAGCGTGGTATTTGTAATAGACAAGCCATGAGAGCTATTGCAGTTAAGGCAGGTCGAAATGAGAATGTTGAGTATGGTACTAACCCATGCTCAGAAATTATTCTACGACCAAATCAATTCTGTAATCTTAGTACTATTGTACTTAAACCAGAAGATACCATTGTTTCTATTAAAAAGAAAATAGAAATAGCTACTATTATTGGTACAGTTCAGAGTATGTTTACAAACTTTCCATATCTTTCTAGCGATTGGCAAAAGAATTGTGAAGAAGAAAGACTACTTGGAGTTTCAATGACTGGTATCTTTGATAATGCGCTTATGAATGGCTCCAAGGGAATGGGTAAACTAGCTCATGCTCTTGAATCATTTAGAGAACACTCAACAAAAGTTAATCTAGAGTGGTCTGAAAAGCTTGGTATTAACCCAAGTAAGTCAATTACTTGCATTAAGCCAGAAGGAACTACTAGTTGCCTTGCTGATTCAGCCAGCGGACTTCATCCAAGATATGCTCAGTTCTATTACCGAAGAGTTCGTATGGATAAGAAAGATCCAATGTGTGCATTCTTAAAGGATTCTGGTGTTCAATCAGAAGATTGTGTTGTAAACCCCGACTCTACAACAATCTTTACATTTGCCCAGAAAGCACCAGCAGATTCTATTACACAAAAGAATTTAAAGGCTCTAGATCATTTAGAACTATGGAATACATATCAGCAATCCTATTGCCACCATAAGCCATCTATTACTGTATCATATGGTGATGATGAGTTCTTATCAATTGGTCAATGGGTATATGAAAACTTTAATGAAATTTCTGGTATTTCTTTCCTTCCTAAATCAGATCATGTTTATGCTCAAGCACCATTTGAAGAAATTGATGCAAGAACCTATAACATGACTCCAAAGATTGAAGTTGATTGGTCATTACTACAAAACTATGAAAAAGAAGATTCTACAAAAGCATCTCACGCTATGGCTTGTACAGCCGGAGCTTGCGAAATTGTAGATCTATCATAAGGAAATAATATGTATTCAAAAGAACAAGTAGCAACTAGATTAAGATTGGGCACTAATTTAAACATACCAGAACTAGTCCTTATTGTAAAATCATTAATGGAAAAAGTAGACGAATTAGAAAGCAAATATAATGAATTATCCGAAAATAGACGAGGATCTAATAAAGTTTCTGGAGAAGATGTACAACCATCTACCATACGATCCATCTTTAAGCTCTGATGATTTTACCAGAGAAGCCGCATTTGCTGCTGGTCAAGTAGATGTTGTTTCTAAATTAAAAATTATATTTGAAAAACAAAGAAAGGAGAAGTTTAATGTCTAATATGCAAGGTATTTCTTATTTAACAAACTTATTATCAGAAGCTAATAAAATTAAAGAATCTGAATTAACAAGAACAAAACAACTAGCTGCCGCTCAAAGAAGAACAGCTAATAGTGCTGACTTAAGAAAACAACAAAATATTGTTCAAACTGCATTTAAACCAAAACAATCTTCTTATCTAGAACAATCAAGTCAAAACAGAAATGCAAATATTTCTGGTATAAGTGCATTGTATAGAGCAGCTAAAGAATATAATCCATTAGGTTCTTCTAAAACAGAAGAACAATTAAAAGAACCCTTAACTTATTTATCTAAACTTAAAGAAGATACAGTAGTATCTGCTTTAGGGGATGCATTAAATGCAACTGGTACGATGCTTCAAGGAGAAGAAGCAAAAACTAGAGATTGGGGTATAATGAATTCTTTAGAAAACCAAATTAAAACTCTTACATCAAATAAAATTATTAGAACTTCTGGTAATCACTGGTATAACTCTTCTCCAACAACAGCCGATCTTAACGCAGCAGCAAAGTTACAAAACCAATTAAAGGAATTAAAACTAGCTAATCCAGAATCTATGCAAGAAAGAAACAAGCTTACTAGAGATTGGAACAATTTAAGAGCTATTAATAAAGATTTTATTACTCCACAACAAACTACTCTTAATAATCTTATAGCAGAGCAAGAAAAATATTTTGGTAAAGATTTTGCAAATGTTTCTAAAGAACAGCTAACATCGGCTGATTGGACTGCATGGCAACAGTTATCTGGTGATATTACTAAATATACTAGTTTAAGAGATACTTATATTAATAAATATAAAGCAGATCCATCTAAATTTAATAAAGATTGGATTAAACAGTATAATGATTTAATAACATCTACAGCAACTAGTATGAGTGCTGAAATTCCTAAAGTATTACAATCAGCAACTAATACAGCAGCGTCAATTAAACAAACACAAGAAACAACTTTATCTGCTTTAGAAGCACTAGATAAATCATTTGGAATGCAATCTAGAGTTCCTGCTGAACAACGCAAAATAATGGATATCAGTAGTGGAGAATCTAGACAACAAGCATTAACAAGAGTACAACGGGTTGGTACATTTACTAAAGGTGTAAAACCAACTCCTAAATTTGAAGCACGACCATATTAAGGAGATTAAAAATGGGTGGAGCACCAACAATTTCAGGCGGAATGTCACAAGCTGAATATCAAAAATTGCTAGATGAGCAAAGAGTTTATGCTGATGAAGCAGAAGCAAAACGAGAAGCTAAATTAGCCGAATATGAACAAAATAGAATTAAGGCTGAAAAAGATCTTTTAGAAGCTCAAAAATTAGCTGAACAACAAAAGATTGCTGCTCAACAAGATGCAGAAGCTCAAATTGCTGGAGAAGTACAGGCTATGGATCAAACTCAAATTAAAAGGGCTACTTTAGGAACAGATCTTGCACAATCTTTATTAAAAGGAATGTCTGGAACTACTGAAAGACCAAAGTGAGGTAAAACATGGCAGAACAAACTTTAGCGGAACGGTTTAGAACACTAGATGGGCGTAGACAGTACCGAATTGACCTTGCTCGTAAGTGTGCAAGTCTAACCATTCCTTCTGTTCTGCCACCAAGAGGTTGGACAGAAGATACTGCACTTCCTCAACCATACTCATCAATAGCTAGCAGAGGTGTTACAGCAATGGCAAGCAGAATGTTATCTGCATTAATGCCATTAAACGATACCCCATTTTTTAAGTTTGCCTTAAAGACTGGTGCTGAAGCAACACCAGAAATTAAAACATATCTTGAAACTCTTAGTTATCAAGTATATAATAAAATTGTATCTCATAATCTAAGAGAAACAATATTTCAAGCACTACAACATCTTATTATTGTTGGTGATGTATTAACTATAATGGATGATGATTTTTCATTTAAAAATCTTAGATGTGATCAATATACGGTTCAAAGAAATGTTCATGGTAAAGTAATAGAACTAATTCATCTTGAATACATTCCAATTGATCCATTAGATGAATCGGTTGATCAAGCAGGATCATCTAGTCTTGAATACAGACATGGTTATAAAACACTTTATTGTCAATATATTTTAGATGAAGATGGATCTGGTTGGTATGGCCGTAAAGAAGATGAAGATGGTGAAGTTGTTATGGAAGGAGAATATAAAGTTCTTCCATTAATTCCACTAAGATGGTATGGCATTATTGGAGAAAACTACGGTAGATCCCATTGTGAAGATATTCTTGGTGATTTGACATCACTAGAAAACTATACACAAGCCCATATTGAAGGTATGGCAGCAGCCTCAACCTTTTGGATTGGTGTTGATCCCGGTGGTTTAACTGAAATTGATGATATTGCCTCTGCTAATAATGGTACATTTGTTCCCGCAAGACAAACAGATGTATTCTGTATTAGTCCAGCTAATACCTTAAACCCACAAATTGCATCTACACAAGGTGCAGTACAGGAAATGCGTACAGAAGTAGCTGAAGCATTTTTAATGACAAGAGGAGCCCTTCCTACTGGTGATAGAGTAACAGCAACTGCGGTAAGAATGATTGGGTCTGAATTAGAAACAGTACTAGGTGGGGCTTTCTCATCTATTGCTAGAGATCTAATGGAACCTATTGTTAAAAGAGCTGTCTTTATCATGTTAGATACTGGTGACATAGATGAAAGAATGACAGAACAATTTTACGATAAAGATGGAACTCTTAATATTGAAATTGTAACAGGTCTTCAAGCTTTATCTAAAGACTCAGATCTACAAAAACTAATGCAAATGGGTGAGATGGTTAGAAACCTACCACCACAAGCATTACAAACATTCCGTTGGGATGCTTATTCAAAGGCTTTAATATCATCTCTTGGTTTTGATCCAAGAATGTGGGTTAAATCTGAAGAAGAAATCATGCAAGAACAACAGATGGCTCAACAACAGGCAATGCAAGCACAGATGCAACAACAAGCTGGTGGTGCTATTACAAATGGTGTTGTTAATACAGCATCTCAAGCTGCTCAACAAGACCTACAACAGACTGGTGGACAGAATATTGGAGCAGCTCTACAGCAATTTGGTATTAATCCACAACAACTAACAGGAATGCAACAATGAGAAAACCATTAAATAAAGCAAAGATGGCTTGTAATAGACCACAAAAGTCTCCTAATCCAGCCAAGAAGCGCGTTGTAAAAGCTTGTGCTAATGGACAAGAAAAGATTATTCATTATGGTGCTACTGGTTATGGTAATAACTATTCAGCAGCAGCCAGAAAATCATTCAAGGCTAGACACAAGTGTTCATCTGCTGGTAATAAATTAACAGCCCGATATTGGGCTTGTAAAGACCTGTGGGCTGGTCCTAAGGGATCTAAGACTAGTTGCCCAAAGGGTAGAAAGTGTAAAAAATAATGCCTTTTAAATCAAAACAACAAGCAAAGTTTATGTTTGCTACTCATCCAAGACTTGCAAAAAAGATGGCTAAGAAAACAAGTTCCATCAAAAGTCTACCTAAGTATTCAAAGAAAAAGAAAAAGAAATGAAAAATAAAAAGAAACCATTAGACGCTTGTGCAAAAGCTGCTAAGGCTGCTTATAAAGTATGGCCTAGTGCTTATGCTAGCGGTGCTGCTATTCAATGTAGACAAGGAAAAGGTTTCTTAGCAAAGAGAGTTCGCCGTGGCCGATAAGTTTTCCTTAGAAAAGAAAAAAGGATTACATGGTTGGTTTAGTCGTAATAAAGGTAAAGGTTGGATAGACTGCAAGACTGGTAAGCCTTGTGGTAGATCTGGTTCTAAAGACAAGCGTAAAGGATATCCTGCTTGTCGTCCTACTAAAGCAATGTGTAATAAAAAAGGTACGCGAAGAAAAAATTCATCAAAAAGGGTGTCTTGGAAATGAAGACTAAATTTAAATGTGCATGTGGAACAACAACAAGAATGACCGGGAAGCAAACAGAATCAAAGAAGAATATGACATCTTCCTCAAAGATGAAGAAATCATCAAAGCGTTAAATAAAATAAAAATGCAGTATTCTGATTTATTAAAAAAACTAAAGGATTTAAAAGATGAGTGATTTTTTAAGTTCTATAGTTAACAATGAATTTTTTTATGTCTTACCTATATGTAATTTACTTTGTGATAATGTTGGTGTTTTATTAGAAGATAGATTTGTTGACTCAGAACCAAGAGGTGCTAGAAGTTCAACAATAGCTTTGCAAAGTGCTGCTCAATATAATGATAATTTTGGATTTGATTCTTCTGGTGTTTTTACAATTCCAGATTATATTAAAAACCTAAATCCAGATTATATTTCTTTTTCAGTAACAACTGATGGTTCTACAGTTACAAATCTTGCTCATCAATCTTATAGTATAAGTTTAAATATTGTATATGATTTATTAAATTTAAATCCATTTATAGACGGAGACGGTACTCAATATAATTTTAGTATTGAAAATGAATATAGAGTAAATTGTAAATTTACAAATGGAAAATTATATCCAATTGATTTAAAAAGTATAAAAGCTTTTATAGATATTGATATAACTAATTCTGAGATAATACCAGCACCAACTGCTTCTGCTGATAAAAACAATAAAGCAAGACCATATAATATTACTTTATGGAAAAAATTTATTACATCATCAAGCTTAAATAAAGATTCTTTTGTTAAGCAAAACTCACTTCCATCGTCTTTTAATTATTATTTTACCTAAGGATATTATATGTCAAATTATTTTAACGCTGTTGTTAATAATCAATATTTTTATACTCTTCCAATATGTAATCTTATGCCACAAAATAGCGGATCAAGTGCTGGTGGAGTTATTGGAAATGTGGCTAATACAAATAACTTTCCTAGTGGTGGTATTACTATTCCAGATTATATTAAAAAGTTAGATATAGATTATATTTCTTTTGGTGCTAATCCAGCAGGAAGTACTATATTACCATCTCAATTAGTAGTTTGTCAGGTTGTTTATGATACTGGAGTAGGTTCATCTTTTCCATTTTATGTAATTAACGCTTCTGGTAATTCAGTATCTTTAACTAATACAACAGAATATGCTATTGAAATAAGAGTAAGAAACGGAGAACTATTGCCAATTGATATAAAATCTATTAAAAGAATTCAAGTAAGTACTTCATCTTCTGATACAAGCAGATTAGCTTACCCAACTAATATTACTTTATGGAAAAGATTTTTAAAATCAGATAGTAATAATATTAAAACATTTATGGTGGATAACAAACTACCAGCAGGTCCAAATTCAACAGTATAATATAACATGCCAACTAAAAGAAATTATAAAAAAGAATACGCAAAATATCATGGTACTGCCGCTTATCGTAAGCGAAGATCACTAAGAGTAACCGCCCGTCGTAAATTAGAAAAGGCTGGTCGTGTTCGTAAGGGTGATGGTAAAGATGTAGACCACAAGAAGGCGTTATCTAAAGGTGGTACTAATGGACTAAGAAATCTTAGAGTAGTATCCCGACGCACTAATCGTAGTAAAGATAATAACTAAGGAGATATGATGATAGACGAAACTAACGAGACTCAGGAAACTTTTGAATATCAACAACCACCAGCTACAAGCGAGGCTGATATTCAAATAAAACAAGCTGAACAATCTCAAACATCTAGCTCAGAAGATATGTATAGTGCTAGAGATAGAAAGTCATTTGAAATTTATGTTAAAAACCAAGGTCTTGAAATTCCAAAAAATTTTAAAGATAGTAATGCTTGGTTTGATTCATTAAAGAATGCTCAAAAGGAATATACTAAGGCTCGACAGGAAATAGCTGAACTTAAAAAAACATATGAAAAAAATGGTGTAGTCAATGAATCATATGTAGAAGAAACAGCTTCTGAAGAACCAGTAGTACAAGCTTCTGAACCAGAAGTAAAAATTCCAGAAGAATTAAGAATTCCAAATATTACTAAGAAAGAAGAAGTAGTAACTAAAGAACCAATTAAGCCAACAATCTCAGAAGAAGATTGGTCTAAGTGGTCTATGGAAGTTGCTATAAGTAATGATCTATCTACTGAGTCAATCACAGAAATTAAATCAAAGACTGGCTTTAGTGATAGAATGATTACTGATTATGTAGAAGGTCAACGGGCAAGATCAAGAGAAGCTTTTTCTAAGGCTGCTGATATTGTCGGTGACAAGAGTAAACTTAGCAGTATCTTTGCATGGGCTGCAAAGACTATGACTCCTCAGCAACAAGCAGAAATTAATGCTACCCTAGCTAGCCCAAGCTGGGAGGTTGCTTTGTTGGGTCTACAGGCTAAGTATGAAAAAGCCACCGTAGGTACAGCAAAGGGTAAGGAAATGCCTGTTAATAAGAATCAGGTCAATGTGGCCTCAACTAAACAGGTATTAACACCCTATAGGACTAAGCGAGAGTTCTACGCTGATAGAGGAAACCCAAGATACAATAGCGATCCTAAGTTCCGTCAAGCAGTAGAACAACGCATTACAATGTCCGATATTACTCGTTTACCAAACTGACTTTATTAAGCAAATCCCCCTTAATGGTAATGGATGGCAAAATAAAGAAAGTAACACAAGCATGACTCCTATGGAATAATCAAATTGTGATTATGTTACTTTATTGTTTACTAATTTTATTTATTAATTTACTATTTTAAACTTATATAGGAGTATATAATTATGGCATTTTCTAGTTCAGTAAATCAAGGTCTATCAACTACAGATTTTTCACCACCACGAAGTGGCTTAGGTGATGGTATTGACGGAAGCAATCCAAATAAACTATGGCTACCTTTGTGGTCTGGTGAAACTATTCATGCTTACGATCAATACAATGTATTTGAAGGTCTAGTTACTAATAAATCACTAACTGGCGGATTCTCATGGGAATTCCCAATTACTGGCACAGTTGGTTTAAACGCCTCTTGGGATGCTGGCGAAGAACTAGGTGGTTCTAGCGGCACTTCACCCGGCACTAGTAGCTTCAAGGTTAATCTTGATAAGCGACCAATGGCCACTCACTTTGAAACCGATAATGTCGATGCTCTCATTACTCAATGGGACTATCGTAGTGAACTAGCCAGACAAGCTGGCCAAACCCTAGCAAACGTCAGAGATCGTCAGCTTGCTGAAGCTATCTGTGTTGCTGGTCTACTCAGCCCACTAGGTTATTCACATACTGCTGGTACACTAACTTCAGCTAATGCAGATCCCCGTGGTCTACTACAAGCTAACTTCCCTGCTCCAGCAATTGTTCAAAGCACTACAAATACTGATGGTAATCAAGTTCAAGTAAAAAATTGCACAGAACTATCAGCTCTTAATATTCTTAAGGCTATTGAAGATTACTTTGTATTCATGCAGGAAAATGATTACCCAACTAACAGTGTTTATTGTGTAGTCACTCCAAAAGTATTCCAGACTATTCGTGGTCTTGGTATTCCAAGAGCTACCGATAAGTTTAGTAATACCCCACTATTTACTGGTTCTCCTGACTATAATGCGGGTATGGGCCTTGGTATGGGTATGAATGCAATAGTTGATTCTCTTGAATATATGGGTTGCCGTATTATTAAGAGCAATCATCTTCCCGGCGGTAAAGATTACGCTACAACAGAAATCGGATCATCTAAGTATAACCTTAAATGGGATACTGGATTCGATGTTTTCGGCGCAATCTTCCAGACAGAAGCAGTTGCTGGTCTATCACTAATGGGTATGAAAGTTGACACCGTACAGGATGTTCGCAGAAATACTCAATTTACCGTAGCAAGCATGATGAAGGGTACTGGTATTCTTCGTCCTGAGCTTTGCCAACTTCTAATTGGTCTTAACTCAACTACTTCTGTAGATACTACTGCCGAAGTTGACACAAGAAATGAATGTTTCTCAATCATCAATACCGCTTCTAGCTCAGCCCTAGCAAACGGTTTCGGTGCTGAATACGCAATGGCTTCATAATGATTAATCTTACTGTTAATATCGTTTATTTGTTTAAACATGTTTGACAGGAGGTGATCTTACATCTACCCCCGGCTCCCTTAATTGGGAGTCGGGTGGTTTATTTTTTCTTTTTTATAAGGAGGCTATATGGGTTTTATTACAAAGCTACAAGCTATTAACCAAATGTTACTGGCAGCAGGCGAAGCTCCTGTAGCCGATTTATTAAATAATTCTGGTATTGATACCAGCGTTGCTGAAACTATTTTAGAACAAGCCAGTTTAGATTTTCAATTAAGAGGTCTTGCTAATAATAAAATAATCAGAAAGCTAAACCCAAACAGTGAAGGTAAAATATACTTTTCTGTTGGAGCAGATGCTGATGAAGAAGGAATTATTTCAGCTGATCTAATGTCACTACATTTAAACACAAACAATGAAAGAATTGTTGCTAAGGTTTATAATGATGGATCTGGTTCAACTGGTTCGATTAAATTATATAACTTTACTGACGAAACCGATGTTTGGACTTATGCTGATTATTATGTTGAAATAATTAAAAAACTAAAATGGGATCATTTAGATACCCCAGTTCAAAAATCTATTTTAACAACAGCAGCTAGACATTATCAAATTCTTACTCAAGGTGATCCTGCTGCCGATCAATTCCTAGCTTTCCAAGAACAGGTATTTGGTTTTAAAGGAAAAGCAGCAGACATTAACGATAAAAAGAGAAATATTTTTAGTTCTGGTGACGCGAATGTTAGGGGTGCTGTTTTTAGAAATCCTTATATTTATGACCCATCAAGATATCGCTTTTGGCGAGGAGTATAATAATGGCTAGAAGATACCCAAATACAAGAGGTCCATCAGTAAGTACTAAGATACCAATTTTTACCCTTAGTGGTGGTGTTAGTAGACAACCACAGTCTAAGAGATTACCTAGTGAAGCACAAAACATGGATAATGCTCTCGTATCTTTGGAAAGATCTTTTGAAAAAAGACCGGGTTTTAAAACCATATTACCATATACTTTTACTGGTAATATTGATTATACTAACGCTAGCGTATCAGCTACATTTACAAGAACTAATTATGTAATCACTATTACTAAAACAAATCACTTGTTAGTTGTAGGGGATAGAATTACATTAACTTTTGCTACTGGCTATTCTGCATTAGATGGTGACTATCTTGTAGAAACAACACCAACATCTAGTACTTTTACAATTAAATCAACAACAACTGGATCTATTGGAAGCAATAGTTGTAGTTATATAAATAAAAATATTGTTCAAAACCACGAAAAAATTGATCTATATCCTTTAGAACATTCTTTTGGTACAGAAAAAGATTATTGGTTTTATTGGTTTAATATTAATGATAATAATAAATTTCTTGTTGCTATAGATTATAAAGCAACTACAGCACCAAATGTTTTAATGTATGTTTTTAGATTAAGACCAGATGGTACTTGGAGCAATGAAACACAATATTCAAATCTAAACGAACAAGACTCAACTATTATAGATCCAATTACAAGAACATATATTACACATGGTAGTGATACTAATAAAGCAAAAGATGTACTCAAGGCTACAACAGTAGGCAATAGTATTATTATTCTTAATACATTAGTATATGCTGGTTTTACTAGTGGAGCATCTGGATGGAATGGTGGTTCATCTGGTGAAAAACTATTTAAGTTAACTGGAGAAGAAGACTCAACTACAGATACAAGTGGAATTAAACTTACTTATTATTCTTCTGCAAGATATACTAAGGGATCTAATTCTTATTGGTATTTAAACACACAAGCAGGTACTAGCACAACAATTACTTGGACTGGTACTCTAGCTGTTGGTAGCACAGTAACACTAGGAACAGCACCAAGTCTTCCAACAGGATTAACATATGGAACGCCTTCAACAACTGACCCAATAACAATAAATCCATCAACTCAATCAAAAGTATATATAACAAAAGCATCAAGTACTGGTTTAATTACACTTAGTAATTGGGGGTCAAATGGAACAACATTTACCGTTGAATCTATTTCTGGAACAGGAATATCTAGTGGCAATACTGTTACTGCATACTCTGGTTACTTTGTTGAAGTAGAAGATTTTATCTGGCATGATGCAACACAACCTTGGTTTGGACAATCATTAGCAGACTTTAGTGAAATTAGATTCCCTCCAGAATACGCAGAAGTAACAGGAAATAATGGAATTATTCTAAATAATGTTACTTATGATAATACTGCATTTACAGTACTAGGTGCTTTATATGGCGGGGCTGGATCTGGAAAAGTATATTATACAGCAGCACCTTATCTAAACTTTACAAGTGGTTATTATAGAATTATTTCATCTGCTAGTAAACCTTATACTAAAAAGGTCCGTAGTCCCGACTGTTATTCTGTAATTGATAAAAGAAGAATGCCACAAAAAATTACATATAACACATCCGCTACTTTAAAATGGGTAGCCAAACCAATTGAATGGGAACCAAGAACAAGCGGAAATAGATATTCAAATTCCGGTCCAAGTGTGTTTCTATCAGCTGATAAAATAACACCAAGACAAGTACAAATTAAAGCAATCTCTACATTTAGAGATCGTTTATATTTTGCTGCCGAAGATGTTGTATTTACAAGCCAACTTGGTATTTATGAGGATTTATTTTTATCTGATCCAAGCAATATTGTAGCTACAGATCCAATTGATATTAGAGCCTCATCTAATACATTTAGTGAAATAACCTCTTTAACTCCATTTAGTACTTATTTATTTATTAATACAATTAACAATGTACAATATGAACTAAAGGGATCACAGAACCAAATTACTCCTCTAACAGCAGAAATATCACCAACGGCTTTTTATTCTACAGCTAGGTTTATAGAACCACAATTAATGGGATCATTGATTTACTTCTTTGACTCATCTAAACTATATTTATATTTAAGCTCAGAGTCAAGTGATCTTGCAACAGCACAAGAATTAACAGTAACATGTTCAGATTATATTCCATCTACAATTAGAAGTGTATGTGTAGCCTCAGCTCAAAGTCTTATCTGTATGGCTGATGACGATAATCCAAACTATATTTATTTTAATTCTTCTAGATTTGCTGGCGATAGAAATCTACAAAATGCATTCTTTAGATTTATTTTAGATGGAACAGATAATATTCAATCAATTCAATCATATGATGATTATTTATATGCTATAGTTCAAAGACCAAGTTCTGATAAAACTGGTACTGGAGATTTTGATTCAACAACAACAGATTCTTTAGTGTCAAACGCAAGTAGAACAAAAAGATATTATATTGAAAAGTCTTATTTAAGATCAGAAAATCCAAATATTCCAAGATTAGATAGACTAATTAAAATAAAACTTACTGATAATAATTCAGATTATGATTCAGTACAACAACGAACAACAATTAGAGTTCCTATTTCATTTAACATAGACCTAATAGAAAAAATACAAATTATAACTGACGAGTCTTGGCAAACAGATATAAATGGTGATAGAGCATATGAAATTCAAACACCACTAGCATATGCTGTTAGTAATGAATATTTAACACTTTCTTTTAGTGGTAGATATATTCCATTTAACTCAAATAATTCTTCTGATTATTCTATTGAACGATATCTATATGTTGGTATTAAATATAAAATGGAAGTAGAGTTATCTACTCAGTTTGTAAGAGATCAAACAAATAATGTTATTGATGGTGCTTTAAATCTAAGAACAATGTCAACAAGACATAAGAAAACTGGTAACTATGATATAAGCGTATCTACTAGAGAACGAACACCAGTAATTTCTACCTTTACTAATCAAAATACAGATGATGAGTCTGATCTTCTTAACCTAGAAAACTGGGAGGAAGAAGGAAGACACAATATTAATATTCTTGGTAATGCGGATAATGCAACTATCAAGTTTGTATCTGAGTATCCATCACCAGTTAATATTGTTAATATAGAATTTAAAGGTAAGTTTATTCAAAAATATTCTCCAATTAAATAACAGGAGTTAAAAATGCCAGCATATGATAATTCAATTGCAGTAACCAGCCAAACAACAGAAGTTTCTAGTCGATTAAATATTCCTTATGGAAATATAAATCTAATATCAAGTATTCCTCATGTAAATCAACTTGAAATTGAAAGAGTCTTTACATTTGATAGAAATGGTGTAACAGATACTTTAGAAAACTTTTTAAAAGATAAAACAGTATCTATTGAAAATAAAAGAAAAGTATTCTTAATTCCAACAGAATTTATTACATATAACGAAACAACTAAAACACTTAGTATAGAAGATCTTTCTGTAACACAGTATGACTATGTTACTTCAGATCCTGATTATATTATTAATGTTCCAGCAGTAACAGCTGGAGATACAGTTGTTATTAGAAGAAAAACAATTAGTAATACACCTCTTGTTATTTGGAATACAGGAACAAAACTTACATCTAATCAATTAAACTTAGAAACAACTCAATTACTATACTTAGTACAAGAGTTATTGGATCGTGTTTATTATCAGATGTTATTAAATGGTGATGTTGTAGCTGATGTTGCAGACAATACTATTTATACAAATGCTATTCAAGTTGGTGCTGTAACCAATACCAAATTGGCAACAAACTCAGTAACCAATGATAAAATAAATAGCGGTGAAATTACATATGATAAAATTAATTCAACAACTTCTCCTTGGGCAGTAACTTTATTTAATAATCAAACAATAACTGGTATTAAAACACTAAGTAGTGCAGTATTTAGTAATTCTTTAAAGGTTAATTATGGTGTTCCAGCTTCAATTCAAGGAAAACAATATGTTTTATCTTATAATGGAGATGGAAATGGTGGTGTTGAGTGGCAAGAAAATAATCCTTGGGGTTCTATTCCATCAACCATTGTACAAACAACAAACAACCAAACAATTACTGGCAATAAAACATTTGGTTCTGCAAGCACAACAACACTAGATGGAACTGTAAAATTTACACAGTCTCCAGCAGCCGGAAAAGCAATAGTATCTAGCGATAGCAATGGTACTTTTGGTTGGAGTAGTATTGTAAATGCCATTAAACTTGGAAGTTCTAGTGCAACTCCATCAACCGGAACAGTGGTTATTAGCCCAGATTCTATTGGTGCTTTATCAACTTCTGGTGGTACTGTAACTGGAAATGTTATCTTTACCCAAAGTGTTGAACTTGGAGATGCAATTCAAGACAATGTAGAAATTCAAGGAACATTTAAAGTTCGTCCCGGAAATACAAACCCAACCCCCGGCCATATGCTAATGGCTCAGGCTGGAGGAACTCTTAGTTTTATTGATCCAAACTCTGTATTATCTTATGTAAAACAAGTTAACGGTAAAACTGGAAATACTATAACATTAACCGCAAGTGATGTTTCAGCATTATCTACTACACTAACAAGCCTACAAACAATAGCTGGACCAATTTCTTTTACAAATAATTTAACACTAGGTGATAATACAACAGATAATATTACTGTACAAGGTACATTAAAGTACCTTCCCGGTGTTACTTCAACAGAACAGGCAGGTAAAGTTTTAACATCAACATCAACTGGTGAAGTTGTATGGAGTGCTTTACCACCAACAGGAATGGAAAGTATTACTTTAGGATCAACCATATATAATAATCCTAAAACAATTACAATAACATCTTCTGATATTGGAGCAGTTAGTAATAATACAAATGAAAATATTTCTGGTATTAAAACATTTACTAATGGTTTAGTTATAAATGGTGGGCAATTTAAATATAGTGTTGGTTCCAATCTAAGCGGAAAAATACTAACAGCAGATGGATCTGGAAACGCAAGTTGGCAAACACCAGCAGCAACCGGAATTACATCTATTACTATGGGCGGTACTAATTATAGTACATCCAATGTTGAAATTACAGCAGCTAGAATTAATGCAGTAGCTTCCGATACTAACAGTACAATTACTGGTGATAAAACATTTACTGGAAATGTAACTCTTGGCTCTGATACCTCTGATCTTATTCAAGTAACTGGTCAATTAAAATATACACCAAACGGGGTAGTACCAACAAATGGTTTGGTGTTGATGTCAACAAGCTCTGGTAACGCTATTTGGCAAACACCAGATACAACTGGCTTTATTACACCAAGTACAATTGGTCAATATATTCCAGCAGTTTCTACTTATTATAATGATATTAATAACCAACTACCACAAGCATCTACCTCACAATACGGAACTGTAAAAATAGATCTTAATGGTGGTTTGCAGATTGTTAATAATAAACTAAGAATCAATCCAGATTTTGGTACAACTCCAATTGCAACCTCAACTGTCTTAGGCGGTATTAAAATTGGTTCTGGTTTGACAATTAATCCAACAACTGGTGTTGTTTCTGTTGACGGGTATACAGCAGGATCTACTTCAGTAAACAGTTTTAATACAAGAACTGGAGCAGTAACCTCATCCAATACAGATTATACAGCAACTCCCGGACAAAATAATTCTGTTCAGAATGCAGTAGATACAAGTAGTGCACAGAATATTACTGGAACAAAAACATTTAAAGTTAATCAAACTATAAGTGATGATACAACTCCATCTGTAGGAGCAAGCGGTAAAAAAGGTATTGAACTATCTTCTAGTGGTTTATTAAAAACACAAAGATCAACATCAACCTTAAATATATTTGAAGGATATAGTTCATCAGGTGCTCTTACTTCATATATTAAGGGAAATGGAGATGTATTTTTTGATGGTCTTGTTGAAGCTAATGGTGGCTTTAAAACAAACGCTGGTGTAACACTAGGTGATACTTCAGCCGATAGCTTAATTCTTAGTGGTACTGTAAAAATTACTCCAAACAAAGCACTTGATTATGTGTTAACATGTACAAATGCAACTGATGGTACTGCCGAATGGAAACCAGCACCAACATCACCAGTATCTTCAGTAAACGGATTAACTGGTGCAGTAAAGATTAGAACAGATAATCTTTATAACGCCGCTGGAAATTCTTTTGTTACTCCAGTTACTTTATCAGAAACTCAAACTATAACTGGAAATAAGCAATTTGATGGTACTGCTAACTTTACGAATGATGTAACAATAGGTAATGCTAGTACAGACATTTTAACAATTACTTCTACACCAAAGATTTCTTTAAACGCAGCTGTTGGTAGAATTCTATCATGCACCAATGCTGATGGTACTGCTTCATGGCAGGATAAAACTATTGTTTCTAGTGTAAACGGAGTAGCACCAGTAAGCGGCAATGTAACCCTATCCCTATCTAGCCTAAGCGGTGCTGCCACAAATGCAGCAAACACATTTACAGCTGCTCAGACATTTAATAATAATGTAAGTGTAACAGGAAATACTACATTAGGTGATGCTTTATCGGATAAACTAATTATTAATTCAACACTAAGACTACCAACTGGTGCTGGATTAGGTAAGTATTTAACATGCACTTTAAATACAACAGGAAACGAAGGAACTATTGGTTGGAGTGATCTTCCACTAGTAGTAAAAACAATTAATTCAAGTACACCAGATGTAAATGGAAACTTTAATATTACTACCAGTTCTCTTGGTGCAGTAGATTTAACTAATAATCAAAATATTGCTGGTAATAAAACATTTACCGGGACAACTACAACATTTAATAATGCGGTAGTAATGAATGGAAATATTGATCTTGGCGATGCAGCTGGTGATAGCATTACAATTAAGGGTACTCTAAAGGGTTCTGGTCTTGGTTCTATTGGTGCTAATAAAGTCTTAACAAGCGATAGTAGCGGTAATATAACTCTTCAAAATCCACTAGTATCTAGTGTAAGAGGAACAACAAACCCAAGTGATTGGGCTGGTCGTTTAGGCGATGTTGTATTAACAGCAGCAGATGTAGGAGCAGCTAGTACAGCCGATCTTGCAACAACTAATGCAAATGTTACCACAGCACAAACAACAGCAAACTCAGCTCTCTCAGCAGCAAATACAGCACAAACCACAGCAAATGGTAAACTAAGTTCAGTAACTACAACTACTACCTCATTGGGTGGTGTTGCAGTAACTACCCTATCTGGTGCTGGTACATCAGCAAGCCCACTACAGGTTCTTAGAGCAGAACCAGCAGGACCAGCCAGCGGCGATCTTTCTGGTAATTACCCAAGTCCAACTATAGCAGCAGACGCAGTAACATTTGCTAAAATGCAAAATATTGCTACAAATAGATTGCTTGGTAGAAAAGATGCTAGTACTGGAGATATTCAAGAAATTCAATTAGGAACAGGATTATCATTTAACGGAAGTACTGGTGTTCTTGATTGTACAGTAACAGGTGGTTCTGCTATTCTTGGTGGTGGTACTAGCGGCGTACCTCAAGTTTGGGGTGGTTATAATACATTCACTAATGCTACTACATTTAGCTCAACTCTATCAGTAACAAATGGTTTAACCGCCGGATCTGGTTCTATTACAAATAATTTAGTTGTTGGTGGTAATACAAAAACAGCAACTTTATCAATTGGATCAAATAATACAAGAGGATCAATTGATATTACTGATACTAGTACTACTACAAACGAAAAACAAGTTATTTTACCATACCTAATTACTATTGGTCATGGTACTGGTGGAGTAGGAACTATTGGTTATAACTTAGATTATAGAACAGCTACAAATAATACAACACAAGTTAAATCATTAGCTGCTGGTACTGCTGGTCAGTTAGAATTTGCTGGTGATGCTTTGGTTTATAGAAATGCGGACTCGGTTGCATCAGCTGGTCTTGATTTATCTTTTACAGAAAGATTTAGAGTTAATGATACTGGAATTAGTACTACAGGATCAGCAACCGTTAATAGTTTATCAGTAACAAATGATGCTACTATTACTGGCGATCTTAATGTAAATGGTGGAGATCTAAATAGTACAGCTGCTAGTTTTAATCTACTTGCTAGTCCAACAACAGCTATTAATATTGGTGCAGCTTGCGCTGATATAAATATCGGTAAAGACGATACAACAAACTCAACAGTAGATATTCTTAGTAAATTAAATGTTGCTGGTGCATTATCAGCAGCATCCTTATTATTAGGAACAGCCCTTCCAATCACATCTGGTGGTACTGGTGCTGGTGGTACTGGTATTAGTGCTAGTGATGCACTTACAGCTGCAAGAAAAAATCTTGGTATATATGATGCTGCAAATCATAAAACATTTACACAATCAGCTGCTGGGACTTATAATATTGATTTAAAAGATTGTCCAATAGGACAACTTTATTCAGCTTCATATAAAAACGCAAGTACTGCTTCAAAAGCTATTACAGTAACTGGTAGTGGTAGTGAAAGAGCATTCGTATTTATATCAGTACCAACTACTACTAGTAATGCTAATAATTTCACAATTGGTTTTATAAATAATGGAAGAATAAACAACAGTGGTGGAAATGCTTCTCAAATGTACTTCTACTATTATAGTAATGCACCAGCTAACATACCGTGGCAATATACACCAGTTAATAACTCAGGTGTTGTATATAGTAATTCTTGGGTTTCAAATGTTGATGCTGGTTTAGTATTTATTTTTAGAGTACTTTAAAATAGGAATATACTAATGAACGATAACCAATTGTCTCTTTATGTTGCAATGTTACAATTAGCTATCCTTACAATAGGAGTAGTTACAGTTATTTTAAAAATAGGAAAAAGAGATGCTATGATTGATCGTAGCATGGACGAATTGTTGGTACTAAAAGATATTGCTAAAGACCTTGTTAAAACTGATATTGAACAAGGTAAAAGTATTATTACTATGTATGGTGAATTAAAAGAATTAAGACATCGTATAGAAGTATTAGAAAGACAAATGCTATGAAAAGATTCCTAAGTATATTATTGCTATGTGGTTGCTCCTCTGTAAATGAGATTTCTACTAGTAATCATATAGTTCAGGAAAACGCAATTAAGATTCTAGACACTCAAGATATTACCGTTGCACATAAACATGCTCAGATTATTCTAGATGAAACATCTGATATAGCAAGTGTAATTGGTAATGTTAAGGATATAACTCCGTGGTGGGCTACCCTATTACAATATGGATTTATATCTATTATTGGTATTGCTTTAGTTATTGTACTGTGGCAAACTGGTATTGGTCAAGCTATTAGATTAGCAATCGGTTGGATTCCTAGCAATAAGAAGAAAGAAGCTGCTTTAGCTAGAGATGTTCTTAATGATAAGAATCCAGAAACAGTTAGAGAATGGATTGCAGCTAAACGACTTAGTGATCCTGAGTTTGATGCTGCATGGAAAAAAGAACAAAAATAAAAAGGAAAAATAATGATTAAATCATATGTTTCAGCTTGTTTAAGAACAGAAAGACTACCCCTTACATTACTTGCTAAAGGAACAGCACATATTACATCTGTAACAACTGCACTTACAAATAAAGTCGTTACAGCAGCAGATACAGCACCAGCAACATCATCTGGTGGTGCTTTTTATTCAATAAAAGATGAAACTAATTGTATTAAAATAATTCCATACGCTAGTTCTGCTTCTCATTCACTAGTTATGAGAGTTACTGGCTGGTCAAAAAGTGATACTGGTGGTTATTGGATACCACAACTTCTGTTTTCTGGTACAATAGCAAGTGTTGGTTCATCTACAGTCACATCATTTCCAGAAAATACAGCAACTACAGCTTTAGCCCCTGCTATGACTATTACATCAATAGAACCATCATTTTCTACAACCACTACTCCAACACCTAATACAGTATATACTTCATCAAGCGCACCATCAGGTGCTTGTGTTATTTTGAATACTTTAAACTGTTCTTTGATTGAAGTAGAATTTAAAACAACATCACCAAATACCAATACTTGCAATGCATTTATTGGAGCTGTTACAATGTATTGAGAGTAAAAACATGCCCGGACGAAGACCGATTGATATTAATCAACAAACACATGATGCTAGAGGTAATCTAAAAGGTTCAGTAAAAGTATTACCAGAAAGTGTTTATGCATATAGAAACCAAGGACTTTGGCAATTCGCATCAACAACTTCTGAACAACTAGCACAAGTTATTAATGATGAAACTGGAAGCGGTAATCTTGTATATAATAATAACCCAATTCTATATACACCACAGATTTCTACAGTATCTAGAATTATAACTAGCGAAGTAACTACAGGAACTACCACAGCAAATCAAGTATTGATGTCTTTTCCTTTATACCAAGGAACTGACATAGCTACTAATGTTATTATTGGTTCTGCTGATGTTATTATTGAAACTGATGTTGGAGATACAACAGGAACTAGTGCTACTCCAGAAGCAGTAACAAAAAGAAGACTTACTAAGATGTTAGTTCTTATGGATCACGATTGGAATGGAACTTCTAATCCACAATCACCATCTCCAAAACATACTGAGTATGGCCACACAGCCACAACTACTAATATTTGTACTTATAATTTTGCTTATAGGTCTGCTACAAAGACCTTTAATATTGAAGTTACTCCATTAACTAATAATACCATGCGTCACAGAGTTATTGCATTCTGT